GGTCACGAGGTTGCAGCCTCCACCTACACTTCACAAAAATGAATAAAATATGAAGCCTTACACTTATTTAATCAAATGGTCTAAACTTGGCAAGAGCTATTATGGTGCCAAGTATGGAAAGGATGCTAATCCTTCAACTTTCTGGAAAGATTACTTTACCTCATCCAAGTATGTACAGCTGATGAGAGAAGAGCATGGTGAACCTGATGTCATACAGATAAGAAGAACCTTTAACTGTAGAGAGAAAGCTCTGCTATGGGAAAAGAAAGTACTTACAAGAATAGATGCTGTTAACTCTTTAGAGTATCTTAATAGAGGTATTGCTGGTTCTCCTATGTATGAGATAACCCCTTTGGCAAAGCTTAAGATGAGTGAGGCAAGGAAGGGTGTAAAGAAATCAACAGAACATAAGAGTAAGATTAGTGAGGCACATACAGCTAATGCACCATCTTACCACATAAAGTCTTCAACAGGTAGAGAATGGTTCTTCAATAGTAAGAAAGAAGGTATTAAGTATGGATTTTCACATAGAACTCTCTCAAGATTAAGAAAGAATGGTTCTTTCACATACTATAGTATGCCAAGAGTTTGTCCTGATGGTATTGAGAAAGGTACTACTTTATATCTGTCTCAGAATATTTGATCTTCTCCTTATCATAAATGGCCATGCGCTTCTCACAGTGAGCTTGACCATAATTAAGCTTATCACACATATCGAAGATAATTAGCTTTGATTTAGAGTCATGCTTACGTAAACCACGACCAATTGACTGTACAGTTCGAATAAAACTCTTACCTCCGGAGGCAAAGATGATGTTATGAAGGTTTTTAACGTTAACTCCTGTTGCAAAGATAGCACTAATGGCAATAACTACAACATTAGTTTCTGTTTCCATGATCTGCTTGATCCTTTCCCTCTCTTCAACATCAACTGAGCCTTGAATGAAGTAAACTCTCTTACCTTCAATCTTATTTAGGTATTCTTCTACAATTTCACCATGAGCAATGTGATTAACCATAATAAGAGTATTATTAGGCAGCTTGCTAACAAGGGATTGGATAATAGTATTGCGTCTATCATGATTATAAATGTAATCCAGTTCGTCTCTATAGCCAGATGGACCACTGAAGTGTGGTTTAGGGCTATAATTGATATTCATTATCTTAACATTGACATTAGTAAGGAAGTTTTCCAATCGAAGCTCATAAGAGTTCTTCTCATAAATGACAGGACCAAGCTTTCCTATGATTGACCATTTATTAAGTTGGTCTTCAGGAAGGGTTCCAGTAAATCCAAACTTGTTAGGTGTTTTAATCTGCTGAACAATCTTTGAAATCTTATTACCAGCAGTAATTTTGTGACACTCATCAACAATAAGCAAGTCAATATGTCTTAACCAATCATTATCCTCAAACCTACTTTGAATAATGCCAATGTTTGCAATGATTACATTAGAAGTAAAGTCAGGCTTAGTCTTTCCTGTCCATTTAGTGCACTTGTAGTTAATGCCTACATTAATAAATTCATCAAATGTTTGAGTAACAAGACCTAAGTCAGGTACAAGCATAAGACACTTAAAAGTTTCAGGGTCATTACTTGCTCTATAGAATTGCTCAATAAGAGCTGCAGTAGTAAAGGTCTTACCAGCACCTGTTCCAAGAACACATGTACCAGTTCCAAGCTTAATTGCTTTCTTAATTACATCTTCCTGATAATTGCGAAGTTCAAACTTAAAGTCAGTTACAATTTCTTTATCTGAACCTACTTTAAGAGCTTTAGCAAGGGCAGGTGTTATTTCAATAGGTTCGTTAATTTGATTCTTGATTAGATACTGCCTAACTTCCCAATACAAACCAAGCTCACAAGCTCCAGTAGGAGTTATGACATACTTTCTTCGAGGAGCAAATCTTCCATACCCTCTTGCAAACCTTGCTCCAGTATTCTCAACAGAGAAATGCTCTCTCATTGTATCAAACAACTCACTATCAGAGCATCTAATAAGAAGCTTAGTAGGTTGCTTGGGGGTAGCTTTTTTAACATCAAACTGAATCATAGTTGCTCCATCTTCTGTAGTTCAACAATGTTCTTAATATCAAATCCCATCTGTGACATTGTCTTCTCAACCTTTTCTAGATACTCAATAACAAGATCAAGCTCTTTTATCTTAGCAGTTAAGGATGCTAATGACTCATGACGTTCTGCAGCTTGCTCTGCAGCAGATTGAGATAACTTAACAGGTGAAGTAGCAATAACTTCCTTAGTAATGTTCTTTTTGAGCTGCTTCTTCTTCTCAAACGTAGCGTTACGTGAGATCTTTGACTTAATAAGTTGCGCGACCCAATAATGTTTGCGAGCAGGCAAGCGCATTGATTGTTCTTTGATGTTAAAGTCATCGAGTACAAGGTCTTTACCTACCTCATCTATGTACTTTAAGAGCATTTCCATACCATCAGTATAAATAATGGTATGGAGAAATCAACTAGTAAGTTTGCTAAGTACTTCTACAAGGTTATTGAAGAAGATATGACAGCAGCTGATGCTGGTGTTGGTTCTACCGGTGGTGCTGATATGCAGGGTGCTGGTGTTTATGGTGATGCTGATGATATGAGATTACCTAAAGCCCTTGGCAAGGTACAGAGACGTGCAGGTTTAGATCCAAAGAAGAAGAAAAAGAAGAAGAAGAAGAAGGCTAAAAAGACTAAATCAGTCTTTCATGAACCAATTAAGGAGGCATAATGGATTTAGGTCACTGGACATGTGACGAACAATGGGAAGAACTCCCATTTGGCTTCGTATATTTGATTACCAACACGGTATCCGATATGAAGTACATTGGAAAGAAGCAGATTGAGAAGAAAACAAAGAGACCACCATTAAAAGGTAAGAAGCGTAAGAGAATTACTATAGGTGAGTCGGATTGGAAGACATATACAGGGTCATCCGACAGATTAAACGCAGATATTGCAGAACTTGGTAAGAAAAAGTTCAAATTTGAGATAATTTACAGTTGTGGCACTAAAAGTGAGCTGGCTTACATGGAAACCCTCTACCAATTTCAGTCTGAAGTGTTAATCCGCGAAGATTTCTACAATGGCATCATGAATTGCCGTATTGGACGTGTGAAGTTCACTAAAAAGCCGCCAAAGTTGTTGATTTCTTAGTAAGAAGCAGTTATAATAGTATAGTTACCCTCCGAAGTATATATACTTACTTAAATATTAAACTCGTTATGTTAGATTCTCCTACAAATCTTAATAAGCCAAAGCTTAGGAGCTATTTTGACATCGAGAATAATGTAGAGTATATTAACCTTGTACCTTATCTTGATGATTCATTTAGAGATTATCAATATTACATTACTGAGAATGATTTAAACAGTCTTACTCAGAAGGAAAAGAATCAAATAGGTACTCATTTCATTTTAAATCAGATTCTTATTATTTGTCAGATGTCAAAGCGTAAGAAGTGCTTCTATTATGAGATAAAGGAGGAGTATGCAATTGAGAAAGTGCTTATTGAGCGCATATTTAAGGTACTCCCATCAAAGATTATTCATGGTGATGTTGATTTTGAAGAGTTTATTCGAGAGCAACGTGAGTATGAGTCATATACTCCTATCGATACAAGTAAGATTTCATGGAAGAAGTTCAAAGAGTTCTTAAAGAAGAACAACCTTACCATGATTGAAAGAAAATTTACACATGATATTAATGTAAAACTGTCCTTGTTGCATTAAATATTAGTATGTCAAAGTTTCTTAGTCTTATAAAGAATCATACTCCTAAACAATTTACAGTATCTGAGGGCCTTAAAGATGATATACTTTATGGTCTAGATGGTTCAAAAGAAGAATTTGTTAAGAACATGGACTCTTCTGGTAAGATACTATCAGATACGCTTGGTCTCGACCTTGATAAAGAGGACAATGAGGATGAGAATGATATGGGTACGGTGTTAGATGAGATTGCTGCTGATTTTGCAGACGATATGACTAAAACAGAACTTGAAGCCAAACATGGTGTTGAAAATGTCGCAAAGTTTATTAGTTATGGTGATGAGGATAATAGAGGTAAAGAAGTTGATCCAGAGGAAGTACCAGCAGAAGATTTTGAATCACTAACTAACTTTATGGATAAGGGTCGACAGAAGAAGAGCGACAGATTCAATAAGAATAAAGGTAATATTGCTGGTGCTATAAGTACCGCCCACGAATATATAGCTGCTGATCCAGATCCAGCAAGACCTTCACGTGGTGTAAAGAAGGTTCAGAAGAGTATTAGTGATGCTGGCGAGGCTATTGCCAAGCAGGTTAAGAACGCAACAAAAATGATCCGATAATATGAAAACAGAAAAACTTTTTAAATACTACAATTCCATTCTTAACGAAAATGTTGAGGGTGGTGCTCCAGATGCAACAGATATTGCTGAGTTGCCTCAAGATGACCTTGAACAACAACCGGAAGAAATGACTACTGAAGGTGAGAAGGTTATTGCCGATCTCCTTGTTCAGGCCTTCTTACATGAACCTAAGGATGATGATGCAGCAATTGCCAAGGATATTCAATCAGACGTTGCAACAGAACCAAAGGTTGTTGTTGCTAAAATCAGAAACCTTTTGCAGATGGGTAAAGGGGATATGAAAGATACTCTTGACCTTGCTTAAGGAACTCCTATATACTGGTGGTATGAGATTAGAAGATATCTACAATAAGCAGATCCTTAATGAAGAGGTTGAAGTAGTATTCACCACTGCTGATGGCAAGAAGGAAACATTCAATCTTGATGATGCATATGGTAAGGTTGTTGCGAGACAAATTAGACTGAGTCAAGATCCTGGCTTTGATGAAAATGTTAAATCT